CCTCGGTGGGGGTCGCCAGCTTGCCGCCGCTCACCAAGACGGCGCGGGTCTCCTCCACGCCCAGGACGGCGCGGCGGTGCTCTTTGAACTGCTGGGCGCGGGTCTGGGCGTCGGTGCTGGCGGTGGGGTTGTCCTGGGGCGCACCGGCACCGTCCGCAACCTTGGCAGCAATGCCGAGGCGGCGCTGCTCGGTCTCGTACTGCGCAATGCGCTGGCTGATCTCATCAGCCTCGGCCTCCAGGGCGTCCAGGTCAGCACCCTCGGCGTTGACCTCGGCGCGGATTTCAGCGGCGCGGGCGCGCAACTCTGCGACAGTCATTTCACTGGTTTTCTTTTTCATGGTTCTACACTCCCAAAAGTTTCAGTTTGATTTTTGTTGCGGTATCCGCCCTTTGCAGTCTCTCCGCTTTAATTCTCTCGATCTCTCCGTCAAGGAATTTTCGGGCGCTGATCGACGTGGCATCGTTGGCCGGTAGGCTCACGGCGCTCACATCGTACAGTTTCTTGATCTTGGTGATCGTGCGGTTCACGGTCACGGTGTTGTTTTCCAAATCGCGGGTGGTCTCACGCTTATCCTCGGCCACGGTAAAGCCAAACGACATTTTATCGGTGTAGCCGCCCTTGATTTCGGCAAACAGCTGCCGCCCAATCTCGGTGCCGCCCAGATCGGCAGTCACTTTCAGCCCGGCGCTGTCAGCGGCCAGGGCCAACGTGCCGTTTTTGGTGCGGGCAAAGACGCGGCCCTCATGGTCGTACTGCATGATGACGTCATCCATGTCGCAGTCATCAAAAGCGTGCGGGTCGATCTGCTCCATGATGCGGTAGGAGGTGCCGCTGTCGCCCCTGTACTCATACAGCAAATAGGGCTGGTTGAACGTACAGGCGTAGCCCTCCACTTCCTGCTTGGAGTCCGGCGCGGCAGGGTCAGTGGTTCGGACCTCCAGCCGCATGGCGCGGTATTCCCGGCCATTGTTCAACTTTTTCAACAATTTCTCATTACTTTCCACTGGTTAGGTCGTCTCCTTTCTTTGTCACGCTGCCATCGCTGCCCAGCAGGTAATACTCGCCGCGTATCGTGTACGCTTGCCCCTGGCCGTCCGGCAGGGGAGGCAGATTCCAGATTTCGCGTATCTCATCTCGGTTCATAATGCCGCGGTCTGCCATCTGGGCCGATACGTTCAGTTTTTCGGTGTTGCTCATGTATTGCAGCCGGTTGGCTGTCGCTATCAGCAGCGTGCCGCCCGCGCGTTCGCGCTCGGTAAACAACATTTTTGTGGCGACCTCGCTGAACTGGATGGAAAACGGCTCGATTTTACCCTCATAGAACGCGCTCCAGGCGTCGCCGTAGGCACGGTTTTGCAGCACGTCCTCGTTGGTGCCGAAGTAGTTGAACACGTTGGTGTTGATGCGCTCCATCTCATCGGCGGCCACAACATAGGGCTTAGCCTCCAGTTGCTTGATGTCCGTGTAGGTGTTGGGGAACAGCAGAATGCCGCCGCCCTCGCCTTGCAGGTTTTCCCGGCTGAATCGCTTACGCTCTTTTTTTAAATCCTCATCGCTGGAGAAGTTGTTCATCTTGGCTGCAAAGCGGAATGTCGCGCCGTTTTTAACGGCCTCGGCAATGCCTTGGTTTTGCAGGTTTACCAGATCCATCGTGGGCGTCAGCGCGTGGTTGTTCTCGCCGAAAATATCGCTCTTGTACTGGAATTTTGTCATAATGCCGCACCGTGCCATTTCAATGGCAGCGGTCTGGCCGCTATGGAATGTGTATCGCAGCCAAGGGGCGGCTCCATATTGCACGATCTCGCAACTGGATGGCAGCACGGGGAACATGCCGACTGTCTCACCAAACTCATTGATGACCGGCACAATAAAGGCGGTGTTTTGCACCTCCAAGATTGTGCAAAGCCTGTACAGGAATTGCCCCCAGGTCTGCCACTCATTCGGCCCCTGCCGGAGGCGGGTCTGCAATTTCGGATTTGCCGGTCCCTGCACGGTCACGCTCAGCTTGCTGGCGTGGGTGGCCGTGGCGTGGATCGCGGCGCGCACGATCTCGCTCTCATACAGCTCGCCGCCCCAGGTCAAAAAGCTGGGCGTATAGCCGTCAAGCGTTGTCCAGAATCCAGACGCGAGGCTCTTGGCGGCTATCTTCCCGAAAATTGATTGAAACAGTCCCATGCTCATCACCCCGCGTTCTTTAACTGGCCGCCGATTTCGGCGCACCATTTCTGCCGCACCGTCATCCCATCCATGAGCGCGGCGCAGCCGTCAATGTGGTCGGCGGCGCTCATCTTCACAAGTTTACATCTGCCGCTGTCGTTTTCGACTTTCAGCGCCGTGTTCAGCAGATGCACTTTTAACAGGTCGTTGTCCCCGATGTTGATGGTGCCGTCTTTCAGCAGTCCCTCAACCTCGCGTATCACCGGCGTCAGGTTGAACCCCTGGAATACATCGTCCATGTGGAATCCGTATTGCTTCATATCCTGCACAAGATACTGGGCCGTGTATCGGTCATATCCGACCTGCAAGGGATAGATTTTGTACTGCTCTATCAGTGTCCTGAACCAGTTGTAGCAATCGTGATAGTCCACAAAATTGTCACCGCTCAGTGTAAGGATGCCGCGCTGTACATACGCCGCATAGGGTAATCCGTCCCGCTCGGTAGCCTCTTGCAGCTTCTCGGCGGGGAGGAAGAAGTGCGCCAGCACGTTCAGCCGGGCGTCTTTCTCAATAATCGCCACGCAGGCGGTCAAGTCGGTTGTGCGGCTCAGGTCAATGCCGCCCACGCAGTAGCAATTTTTGAAGTTGGCCGGGTCGATGTGCGCACCGCAGGCGCGCTCCACAACATCGGAGGCCAGCCATGCAAGGCTAGAGTTTTGCTTGATGTTGCAGTATTTTGTTAAAAACTCGGCCCGCTTGGACAAACTGCCCTCAGCAATGGCGATCTCCTCCAGCAGATAACTGACACTGATACTCACGCCGAGGTTGGGGTTGGCTTTTGCCAATTCGTTAATGTCGCTCCACTTGGCTGGATCGTCGATCATGTAGAGAAACGGCGCAAGGCGCGTCTCTTTGGAATCACCCAGCAAAAAGCGGGTGGCACGCTTTATCAGTTCATCATAGATGCCCTCGTTCACATAGCCCGCCGTGCTGATCGCCAGCAGCATGGGCTGTGTACGCGCGCCAAAACTCGACTTGATGACCTCGTAGAATTTCAGCCCGGCATCACCGGGCCAGCTTGCGACCTCATCGGCCACGCACAGGCTGACGTTGAGGCCATCCGACTTTTTAGCGGAAAACGCCAGCGGCTTGGCGCTCGTGTTGCTGTTGGCAATGTAGATGTCCGTGCGCCGTTTCTTGCTCAGCTGGCTCAGCTCTGGGTCCTTGCTGAGCATCTGATAATAGGCATCGTAGCACAGCCCCGCCTGCTCCAGCTTAGGCGCGGCAAAGTAGATGCGCCCGCCGTACTCGCCGTCCAAAAAACTGCAATAGGCGGCAATGGCGGCGGCCAGCAGCGTCTTGCCGTTTTTCCGGGCGATAATAACGACGACCTCACGGAATTGGCGGTGATCTGTGTCATCCACCACGCCGAACAGCACCGACAAAAGCGCCTTTTGCCATAGCTCCAGCACAATCAGCTGGGGAGCCAGCGCACCCTCATGGTGTCGGCAGAAATTTTCCACAAAACGGATTGCTTTCTGCGCTTTTTTGGGGTCAAAGTGAAACAGCCCTTTTTCCAGACCATCCACAACATACTTGTACCAGACCTTGATCCAGCGGCTCACGATGATGGTGCCGTCCGTGATTTTCTGGTAATACTCGTAGATGTAATTATTCACGGGCCAGCTGCTCCAGTCTGCTCTCACGCTTTTCCGGGGGCAGCAGCTTGCCCAAGCGCTCGGTCACGGTGTTGTAGTTCTTGATGAGGCTGTTGTAGGCTTGCAGATCGGCGCTGGCTTTTTTGCCGTACTGGTTCGCGCCGTTCATGTACTCCTCGCTGCACCCGTCGGCGTTGATGGATTTTTGCAGATCGTCGAGTGTGATTTTCATAAATGCCGCGTTCTGGATCAGCGGCTCCACAATCGCCATCTGATTTTTAGGCAGGTCGGCGTAGTGCGCCATGATCCTGTTGTACTCCTCTTGAATTAGAGTAGTTTTTGCTTTTCTCCCCACAACAACACCCCCTTTACGCTCTTTTCAGTGCTTTTCCGAACTCCACACACCGGTCTCCAGCACCCCCTCTGCGATTTTTGCACAGGGGGGGCTACCATCTCGGCGTCACGCGCCCAACCGCGTCTACTTTGTAGCGTTTCCGCGCGCCGTGGCGCTTTGCGTGACAGTCACGGCACAGCAACCTCAGGTTGGACCATGACAGCGAGACCGCCGGATCGTTGATGTTGTCCGGCGTCAACTCTGTCATGTGATGGACTATCTCACCGGGGCGATACAGCCCCTTAGCCAGACAATCCTCACACAATCCGCCCACGCTGGCGGCGTACCCATCGCGGCAGCGCTGCCACGCTTTGCTCTTGTAAAACGCTTTGGCAAACTCCCGCATACTGTTTGCGTGTCCACACTGGACACGCGCTGCACCTCCACCCGCCGGGGCGTAAAATTATCATAGATGCCCAGCGGCGCGAGACGGAGTTTCTTTTGTCTCGGTGTAGGTGAGGCTCTCCCGCCCGCCGGGCATGACGGTCTATTGCCGTCCGTCATCCGCTGAGTTTAACCACATCAACGGCACTGCGTACCCGCACACAGGTCTTGCACCTGTCAAGGTTCATCCCGCCAGGGAACTGAGCGGGCGGCTGTGCGGTATGTTGCCGGTCTTTCCCGGCTGTCAGCTATTTCAAGGAGATTGACTATGGCCAGGCTGGCGGAATCGAACCACCGGGCGTACCCGTAACCCTGCAACCTTGCAACCCAGATATAAAAAATAGCCGCCCCGATGTGGGGCGACTATCCGCTTAGGAGGATTATGCAAACGAGCAAACCGTCGAGCATCAAGCCCCTACCTGCCCGACACCCTCAGCTTAGCACACTGGGGCGGAACTGGGCGGAACTAATTTTATAATTTTGAAAATTGCCCGTCGGTGGAGCTTGCGCACATAGCGCTCAGTGATCCTCATGCGCGCCGCGATCTGGCGGTTAGTGTGCCCGTCGATGTAGCGCATCTGTAAGACCTCACGCTCCAGGGCATCCTCCAGCTGAGCAATGACGCTCTCAATCTCCACTCTGGCGGCCTCGCCGTCCATCAGCTGAGCGGCCAGCTTCTCACACCGGGTATTGATGCTCAGCAGCGCACTGTCAATCTCACCGACCCCGCCGGGTGGGCGCAGAGCGCGGGCAAACTCGGCGCGGCGGCTTTCTTCCCGGAGCCATTCCCTCAATCGCGGCTCCACCCGCCGGGCAGCGCGGTAACGGTTCATCCACTCAATGGTTTCCTCATATGTCATGGGTCATCGCCTCCGTGCTTATGCTCCATCGAAATATCGTCATCTCGTGCTCTGGGCCGTGTAACCTCTTGCCCAACGGACACCCCAATGCTATATGCACCGGCCAGCATAGCTGTTACCACCACGCCTTCGATGATTGATTTTAGCGTCTCCATTGTCAGCCCCCTGCCTGTTCAAGTTCTTTCATCAGCAGGCTCTCAAGATCATGTTGTCCCCAACACGTTCTATAGACAATACCCTCTATGCTTTCTTTATCACCAGTTGCAAAAACCACGCGTTCCCCCTCTGCATTATACCGGATCGCTTCCCAGGTATTGTACGGCATGCCCTGTGTTGGAGGATATTCGCGTTTGCTTTTTTCATCCACCATAACAATAACGCGCCCGCCGTCCTGCAGAGGATATTCGCGGAACACAATGCCCAGTTCTTTGGCTTGTGCAATTTTGTGCCAGTTGTCATAGTCGGCCAGTATTTCCATGGCCTTTTTATGCAGCGCCTTTTTCCGCCGCGTTTCCGCCGCTGCTTGCTTGGCCGCACTCTGCTTTTTTGTTTTGGCGGTTTTGTCTATATACAATGCGCGGGCTTTGCTGTACATATCTGCCAGCGTAATCGTTGTTTTCGCCAGCACTTCATCCGGGTCATCAATGTCAATTTTTTCAACATCGACTGCCCGCCAATCAGTCTTTTTAATTTTGTACCTATTTCCACCAAACGCCGCGGTCCCGTCAAGCTGCACTGTTTGCCATGTAATATGGCCCGCCGGGGCAGAATCAACATAGCTGTGTGGGCCATTGTTGATGTAATCTAGGCCATCAAACAGCGGTTGCAATTCCGTCTGTGCAAGCCACTCTATAACAGCATTACGCTCACTCGGTTCTAGCGTTGCCATCCGTGCATACCCATTTTTTGCGTACTCCATCTGTTGCACTTTATACAGCTTGCTGCACTCATAGGCACGGGTCAGAGTAATTTCCCCGTTTTCGACCATTTTCAACACTTCCGGGATGCAATGGTTGATAATTGCATTAAGTCTCCCCAACGTGCCAGTACCGTCCCCTGTAATTCGGCTCATTTCGTCACGCACACGCCCATCAAGGCTTCCAGCTGCTTTTTTTCTTTCCAGTGCCTGTTTGAGTGCCCGGTATTGTCTCAGGCGTTCGCCGTCCGTCAGTTCGCGGGCGGTTGCGTTGGATGTGATCAGTGCGATCAAATCATCATCCGCCCCCGCACTGGCATGGACCACGCAAGGCAGCAGCTCAAAACGTTTATCGCCCTCCGTGCTCAATTCACGGCAAGCTGTCCAGCGCCGGTGCCCGGCCAACAGCATATACTTGCCACCTTGGGCGGGCAGTACTTCCAGTGGGCTGCGCAATCCACGTTCTGCAATATCGGCTTTCAGCATGGATACATCGCCGATCTCATAGATGGAGTTTTCCGGGTTCGGCTCAATATCCACAGCGGGCAGCATAACAATCTGCATTTTCAGGCCCGCCGGGGCAGCCGGTGCTGATTGGCTGCCCAGAATATCATTGATCGAAAATCCCTTGCTCATCGTTTAGCCCTCCTTAGTGTCCACGTTGGACACAATGCTTTCAACCTTTTCCGCCAGCGCCTTATAATCCGCCGCTAATGTGACCTTTTTCATTATCCATATTATAGCAGGCGTAACGTACTAAAGCAAGTACAAAAATGTACAATAAACCGTATCAAAGATAGTGCAATCTGCGCATTGCATTATTGCACTAGATGTAGTACAATATAAACATAGCAAGGGGCGGTACAAATAGAAAGGAACCGCCAATGAAAAGCCATGAATTTGAAAGGTTAAGCCCTGAATCGAAAAAACAATATTTCAACCTTTACATCGCATGGATACAGTTAAAAAATAAAAAGGTCAGATGGCGACCGTCTCAAAAGTAACCATCTAACCTAGTCCGACAAGAAACGATAACCGTCCCTTGCTTATTTTTATTATAATCAATTCACTTAGGAAAATCAAGCCGGTGGGGGGCTTTACAATGGGAAACCCTATTTTTTTAGATGGCTATAATGTTCCAGAATGGCTTGCTGATGTCTGTACCCGCGAATGTGCTCGCGGCTTTTGCGGTCATGCTGTACTTTCTGTCCATCAACTGGAATTTCTTCTTGCGCTTGCACAAGGCGCGGCAGAAATGATTTAGCGGGCCAATTTACTACGACCTTTTTACGATCTTTTCGGCTTTTACGACCTGTTTACGACCCATTATTTTGCACTATTTTGCATTATCTCACAGTATTTGTATAACAAAAAAGCACGCTGCATCAGCTCTTATACTGAACAACGTGCTTTTTTGTTGGCGGAGTAAGAGAGATTTGAACTCTCGCGGCCCTTTCGGACCCTACGCCCTTAGCAGGGGCGCCTCTTCGACCTCTTGAGTATTACTCCACAAGTCAAAGTGATAAACTATTCACTTTTTCACACAAAATGGCGGAGAGGATGGGATTCGAACCCATGGTCCGCTCGCGCGAATCGCTGGTTTTCAAGACCAGTTCCTTAAACCACTCGGACACCTCTCCACAGTGGCCACCACCAAGGTGCGATAGTTATATTACCATAAGCCCTGCAGAATGTCAAGCATGAAAATGAAAAAACAGCAAAAGAAATTGCAAAAATTAAAAAGAAAAAAAGAAAATACAATAAAATCACGCCAAATCGTCCAACACTTGGCGCGCGGCACGCACGG